GATTGCTTATAACCTGCCATGTAGCCAAGAACTTCTTGGTCGTATTGGTCAGCTAGTCGATATGCAGCTCTGCTTGTAGCAAGCTCCATGAAGTTTACATGACTATGAGCTTCCTCAATGTCATCCATTTTAAAAGCATAATAGTTTGCTTTATCGACAACGAGTTGAAAGTCCTCGTCCTCTAGGTCTTGTGCAGTTACTTGAGTACCTCTAGCATATGCACTGACCGAAATTTCAGGCTCTTTGATAATACGAACAGTATCACCTTGACCTGATATTTCTCCGAAATAATCAGAGTTAGTTATATCCCCAACAACGGTAGACTTACGAAATGCAAGTTGTACCTGTTTGGAGTAAATTACAGGGCTGAAATTACCATTAGGTAGATTTCCATAACCTGTAGCGGTTTGAAAAGCCATTATAAATTCCTTCCTTAATAGGTTAAGCTAGGCTTATGATTATAAGCGAAACATTCCTGATAAGGGCAAAGCGTTAATAAGGTAGTAAAGGGGAAAGCCTTGCGCTAGGCTTAATCTTTAGGCTCATACGGCTTTGGTGAGCTTTAGGGTATCGTTTGCTTGAAAAGCACACACCTAGTAATTAGGTGTATGCAGGTAGTTATATTGATAAATTTAGCAGTGTCAACAATTATTTAACGTGCGCCACCACTAATATCATACACAAATTTACCAGATCTAATAGATTCCATTATCTCTTCTTGGTGTTTTGTGTATTGTTTGTCAGACATTTTCTCAACTTGAGATTCAGTCCATTGTCCTTTTACGTTGTCAGAAGCAATAGCAGTTCTACTTTTAGTGTTTACAGCAGATGCAGCGCTTTTACTATTAAGCTTGACTTTAGATATACCTTTATCGGTTTTGTATAAGTCAATAACCCTAGCAGTAGACTTTGCATCGTCTGAATTTTCGTATAGAGCGTCCTGCACCCATTTAGGCTGTGTTTCAGCCCAATCGTGAAACTCATCTGAATCTCTAATATCAGCAAAGTCAGGGTGAAGTGCCATTAACTCTGCTTCAGCTTTATCTCGTGTTGCATTAAAACGCATTTCTTCAATTTGTTTTACACGCTCGTCTAAATCTTTAGAACGTTCAGATGCTTTTTTATCTGCGATTGTTTCAACTATTGCAGCAACATCTGGATACTTTTTAGTCCACGCCTCTATCTCTTCGTTTGTCTTGGGTAAGACTAACTCGTTTTTAGCTGCTTTAGAAAGTTGTGCTTCTAGTGCCTCTATTCTAGCATCATAGTCTTGCTTCTGCTTGTCCATGTGCCTGCGTATGTCGCCATATCTTTTCTTAAAAGATTCTTCTTCTTTACTAAGAGTTGGTTCTTGTGCATCAGGTGTAGCCTGTTGCTCACTGGTTTCTTCTTCTGCGTTTTGTTCCATGAGATCTTTAAGTTCTTGCTCATCTTTTTCAATACGCTCTCGATTTTTAGTCCTTCGTTGACTAACAAATCCTGCCTTTTTTACGGGTTCAACTTGTGCTAATTCTGCCATTACTTTTTACCTTTCTTGTTTGACCTGCGTTTTACCAACCCTCCAGACTTTAATGCAATACCACTTCCTGATCCTGCACCTCCACCTGTATAAACAGTTTTATCTTTCTGTTTTTTCTCTGCGTCTGCTCTAGCTTTTGCTTGCGCTTTTCTATTTCTTTCACGCTGTTTTTCTCTTCTTAATTTTTCTTCTAACTCTTTTGCTTTCTTTTCTTCTTCTGCTTTTTTACGTTGAGCAGCTTTCTCTGCGTTTCTTTTAGCTATAGCTTCTGCGTTTTTCTTCTTTGCCGCTTCTAGAGCTGCTTTACGTTTAGCCTCGTCATCTATCGTTGCTGTCTTTCTAGGAACTGAACCGCCTTGGTTGACTATTTCTGTTCTAACCTCTTCTATATCGGGAGGATTTTTTATATCAGGTTTCATGCCTAACATAAGAGCAGCGTAATAGTTAGCTCTATCTCCTACTTGTTCAGCATAAGGAGTTAACTCTTTGCCTGTTTGTATAACATTTAATGCAGCGTTGGCAAAGTCTTTACTCTTTATTGCTTTATTCATTGCGTCAAAGCCACCAAGTCTAGGTGCGCCAAGATTAAAACGCATACCCACTAATGCTTTATTTATATCAGGGGGTAAATCTGTGCCGTATGTTGAAGCTACATCCCGTTTAGATTCGTTCACTTTTTGTACGAATAGCTTTCTTACTTCTTCAGGTGAATATACTTTTGTTGTGTCAATCTCTCCCGGCTCAAAGTAAATTCCTGGGCCTAGTGTTAGACCTTCTTCATCACCCACTTGGTAGGGAACAAAACCTAACGGTTTACCATCTATGCCGTTTCTTATGCCTCCTGCCGCGGCTACCGTAGGACTATTTAGAACATCTTCAAAGTTTGTTACACTAGCCTCGTGGAACATCAACTCGCTAAAGATAGGATCGCTCTCCATCTCTATATCAGCCATTTGCTCTGCTGTACCATCGCCTACCTCTACGGGAGGTTGACCTTCGCCTGAAGAAACAGGAGGTTCAGTTAATATAGGTTTATCATCAGGTATTACAGGCTCAAACTCTTCAGTGGAAACATCTGGTGTTGTTTCTAATCCTGTTCCTACATATCCCGGAGATGTTTGTCGTAGCACATCTTCTTCTGATGGGGCAGTTTCTACGGGTTGCAGTACACTTTGTGCAGGCAAAGCAGAAGATCTTATAGGATCATACTCTGGTCCTCCAACCACTGCAGGATCTTGAACAGGGTCATAATCTCTTCTCAACATTGCGTCATTTAGCATATCCTGATCTGTATAAGGGCTTCTTCGTTGTACTTGATCTTGAGGTAAAAGTCCTGATTCAGCACCACGTTGACTTTCACGATCTCTCATATCGTTTGCTCTTCTCATACGTTCATTATTTGCCATTTCAGCTGCCATATTTGCTTGTCTTTCGGCAACAATATTTTTCATGTTATCTTGCCCTGCATACATATTTGTACTTGTAGGAGATGCAACGTCTGGAGGAGCAGGCATGTTTAAAATATTAGCCATCTGTTCGTCTGTCTGATTAAAAGCAGGATTATCGGTATATCTACGTTGTGCTTCCTCTTCCATTCCTAGTTGTCCTGATCCTAACCCTGACTGTGGAGTAAGTCCTGCAGTTCTAGGATCAAAAGGCGCACTAGGAGTAGTAGTAGAAGATACGGGAGGTTCTACATTTTGAAGAGCCGTTCCTCCCGGCTTATACACAGGAGATACAGGAGGCTCTTCTCCAATACCAATACCGCCTACCTCTACGGGAGGTTGACCGTCTCCTGAAGAAACAGGAGTCTCGACTGTAGTAGCAGGATCTATCTCTTCCCACTTCATTTTGTCTTCACCAAAAAGACCTTTTTCACCTGTAGGTTCATACTTATATTTTGTTGGATCAAACTCTAGAAGATCTTTTGATGTTAAATTTTTCTTACCCATTAACTCTTCTATTTCAGAACGTCTAAACATTTTTGTTTTACCACTACCATCCTGAACTCTAAAGATGTCAAGAGATCTAACGTTATTTGCATCAGGAACAAATGACATAGAGCCGTAGTTTGTTAATACGTGACCCGTACTTTCAAAAGAACGTTGTGCTACACCTTTCTTGCTTCCCTCACCAACAAGAGCAGTATTATCATACATACCTTCTACTTGTGACTTGTTTTGTTGAACTGCAGGAAGTGTGGCTTTAGCAAAGCCAAGAAGTTCGTCTATTGTGCCTGTAGAAGCTCTTTGAAATTCACCTCCGACAGTCATACCTTTATTGTAAGTAAACTCTTTATCCCCTACTTTTTCTAGAAGAGGTCCGTACAAAGGATGTTGATAAAATACTTCTACCTCTTTTAGCTCTTGTGAACCTTTTCCTGTGAGAAGATTAGCTATACCACTAAAGAAGCCGGGGCCTGATTTAGGTGGTGTTAACGCATACGCTCCCATAGCTATTAAATCAAAATCGTTAAGAGTTCCCTCCGTATTTCCTGCAGCAACACTTTGAGTATGCTCTGTTACCAACTCATTTGCTCTTTTAACTCCTTGATCGTGGTTCATTTTACCTAACGCACCAAGTATAGGACTAAAGCCTGCTATTGTTGCTAAAATACCCGTGTTACTTTCCATACCTGCTAAAAAGTCATCACCTGTAGTGTAACGAGATGGACTTATCATATTTCCACTACCTGTTCCTATATAAGGTGACGGACCTGCACTACCCCCACCGTCTGCAGGAGCAGGAGCAGGAGCATCACCCGTCTGTGCTTGGGCTGCAGCTTGTTCTGCAGGCATAAAACCTTGAGGTACTATAGTCATAGGTTGTCCATTAAAGAATGGTATTGTAATAGTTCTACCTGCATCAGGGTTAGTAAACTCTCTGAATTGTACACCAAAAGCTTGTGACGCAGAGCCATAACGTGTGTTAGGAGTATACGAAAAGGTAGATGTTGGAGGCATGTCTACTCCGTTTGCTGCCTTAACTACACCTCCTTGAGACATCATTTGAACTTCTTCTAATGGTATAGGTAGCTCTTCGTTATCCTCTTCAGGTAAAGGCTCTCCTCCTATTCGTCCATCTGCATCCATTTGACCCATGCCTTTTTTAGCTTCTGTGCGTAAGTCCTCAAAAAACCTTACACCAAAGTAACGCACAACGTCAGCAGGTACGACATACTCACCTTCGCTTAACCTAGCAGGAATATCATCTCTTACTTCTTGATCCATACTACCTGCAGGAACTTCGTTACCACTCACAGGATCTAAACTTGCTCCGTCATCTTGCAGACCCCCGTTTTCCATAAAAGCCATTCTCATTTGTTCTTGCATGGGTACTACCCCTCCTTTGTTAAAGCCATAATCTTTTATATCACCTAGTTTAGCTTTTTTAGCTAAAACTAATGCTCCTACTTGTATTGTTTCTACGGCACTAATAACAGGCGCACCCGTTTCTCTGTCGTAAAAAAATCCTCTTCTTGTTGGGTCATACCCCACTTGTATCCACTCTGGATCATCAAACAAATCTTTTGCAGCTTCAAAAGCCGAATCATCTGTAGCGTTTACAAACTTACCTGTGTATGCAGCAAAAGGATTCTTTGTTCCTCCTGCTGCAACAGCAAGAGCTTTTTTTGATGCACCTTTATCAATAGGAGAAGGAAGTATAAAAGTTACATCACGCATAACTACAGTAGGGCTATACAATGTCTTTTTGTTATGCGTTAAAGAAGCTACCCAAGTATTATAGTTTTCATAAGCAGAAATATCTAGTCTTGCTGTTATTTCTTCACCTTCAGGAATATCTCTGTTTAACCCTAGTATTCCTTTTCTAGCTCTATCATCGTTTAAAGCCTTTGCCGTTTCTTCATGTGTAGCAGGAGGGGTTACTTGTGTGCGTTTCCTTATAGGACGTTTGTAGTCTGCTAATTCTCTATACTCAGAAAGAGTTACCTCGCCTTCTTTTAGACCTTTAGCTAATCCCGTTAGTTGAGGATCTCTACCTGTTAAGTTTTTCTTAAACTCTGGAGTAGTTGCATATTCTTTTCTCCATGCTGATCGTTCTTTTTCAGTTATGCCTAACACTTCAAACGTATCTTTATCAGTTTTACTAGCAGGTCTTTTTGCTAGGGTGAGTAAACCTCGTCTTGCAATGTCTCCTACAACAGGTATAGCACCTAACGCTAATCCTGCAGCGTGTATTCCTGCGGTAGCGTAGTCGCCTTCTTTAATACCACTAGCTATACCTGCTATATCTTTAGCTTCACTAACTCCTGGAATAAAATCTGATCCAATATCTAGTGCGGTTTTTCCTATATCTTTAAGTCGTTCTTTTTCCATTTTTTCTTTAATTTAGTATTAGATAAGCTATACCGCCTATCAATATAATATCTGCGCTTATACTCCATAAAACGTATGCTCTAAACAACCATTTACCTAACCATGTCATGCTGCTACTAAACCACCTTTATTGAAACGTTGTATATCTTTTTTAGGATCAAATGCTATCTTGTCGATTCCTGATATAATTGTATCTGGTCCTACTACCCCTTTTTCTCGTAAGTCTTTTTCACCGGGTTTAGGGCCTTTTACAGCATGATGTCCTACTGAATTATCCCAATTAGTTTTTCCTTGTGAGTACCGTGTAACACTTCCCTTATTTACAGAAAGCCCTGCTTCTTGAGCAAAATTATTAATAGCACTTCCTTGAACGTCTCTACCGTAAATTCGTTTTGCTTTTATGCCATTCATACTATGAGCCATCATTTGCTGTGTCCATTCTGGAAATACTATATGTTTAATATTACGATTTTTTGCTACTTGCATAAGGGCTTGAAGGTTTTTCTTATGAAATTCTTTATAGTCTTTCATGGGTAGTAAATCTTTATCTTGCTTTAATATCTTTGGTACTTTTGCATGTTCTGTTATTTTATCATCTAGTTTCATTAGCATATTTCGTTGCTCTGCTATAGCATTTTTTATATGGGAGAAAGACCCGTGTTTTGCAAAATCATCTTCTAAAAATTTGCCTAAAGCATTTAACGCTTTCGATTTTTGTTTCATTTCTTCTTGGAATATGGCTGATTGGCCTTCGCCACTCATGTAATAAAGCAATCTATCTTCTTTGTGTTTAATGTATCGGTTAGCTTGATCCGTAGCATCGTCCATAATAGCCCAAACAAGTTCTTTAGGCATAACATGTAAACCTTCATGGATATTCTTTATATCAGCTAATTCCCGTTTTTGAAATATATCAAAAGCTTCAGGAAGTCTGTTTCTCGGATCTCTGCTGTACGGATCTTGGTCAGGCAAGAGACTCAAATCTATTACCTCTTCTGCCTCTATCTCCTTTTGCATCATTTCTCTATCGACTGCGTCTAGGTCATCGGGAGCATCCCATTCAAGTTCAGTAATTTCTTCAGGCATCCCTTCATCCTTTACTCTTATCATTGGTCTATCTAAATCTACATCATCTGTTATAGTAGTTTTAAGTATCCAATCTTCTTGGGCATGAGTAAACTTAATAGAGTTTACTAAATCTCGATCTGCTTTAGGCGGCACAATAGGAATATCATATTCTGCATTATAAATAGAAACATTACTGTCAAAAAAATCTTCTGCACTTGTAATAGCGTCTTTTTTTATAGGTATATTGTATTTTTTTGCTAGAGCTACTATAGCATCTAAACTTGTAAAATAATTATCTTGTTCAAAAAGATCCTCACCAGACCTATTTTGAATATTAGCATTACCCTGTAGTGTAACCTGTTCTAACGGCACGGTATCACCAAAATTTAACGGGTCTTTAATTACAGTAGGAGTCATATAAACTTTTGGTATGTCAAAACCAACATAGGGAGGTTTATTTGAGAAAGGAAGTTGATCTTTAACATCAAATATTTTGTCAATTATAAATCCTGTTCTATATTCAGATTTTAACTTATCTTGCCTATCTCTAGTAAAAGATAATGCTTTATAATCAACAGGAACGTTAGCGAATGAATCTTGACCAAAAAAAGCTTTAATAAGTGGTGCATTTGGAATTGGTGTACCATCTGCTTTTAGGTATGTAAGAAAAAATCTGTTTTCTATCCCTTGTAAAGAGTTTGCTACTATGTTATTTATTCTTTCCTGCTTTATCGTTCCTGCCGATGGAAATATTGACTTATCAGCATAACGGAGCTGTCGAAAATAGTCACGTCCACGATTAGGGCCGCCACGCCCATCGATGAGGCTTATAAAACTATCTCTTTTGAAGGCTGCTATATCTTTTACCAAATCATTGTACGCAGGCAAGTCTTTTAATTGAATTTCATTTATTCTATGTTTAAAATCAAGGTTTTTTTCGTTATTTCTAAGTAAATCAGGGGAATTATCAGTCCTAGACCCTTGAACCGTTTTAGAAAATGTTTTTTCTAAATCTGGTAGGTTTTTCTTATCCATAACTGTTTCAATAGCTCTTGAGGGAGAAAACAAGTTGTATTCGGTATCTGGTGAAAATCCTTTTTCGATTACCGTGCCTTTGTGGGTAAGATGCTTGGCAGGTCCATGTCTTCCCGTTATACTTTGTGCTTGCCACGTACTATCCCCTAACCAATTTTCTAACGTAGCAAAATTAAATTTTTTAGAAACATCCTTGTCTTGCATTTGCTTTATTAAGTATTTTATTTCAGTCATTAACGCTACTTCATGTATTTCAGAAGGAGACATAGTATCGTCTACTTTTGATAGAAATTCTTCCCCCATTTCTTTACTAAATGCAGCTTGTTTAAAATCAATTTCATTAGGTATTACATCAAACTCATCTCTTTGCTTCATTTGATTTCCTTTAAAAATGTAATTCTCTAGCTGTTTCCCATTATAAAAACTATTTAGTTTTTGATCGCCCTTATCCATCTGCCCTTTTAATATTCTCATAGGTAAAGTGGCATCGGTAATAGGGCTTACAAATGAATCTGGCGACTTCCATCCTCCGTAACCCCCTATGCTTCTATAAACCTCTGAAAATGCGGAAAGTTCTGGACTATGATCAAACATAATTTCTTTGGTATAAAATGCTCCTCCCCTATTTAATACAACTGCGTACATATTAATTAACTCATCCGTACTAACGTCTTTATTGTATAATTTGTATGTAGAATAGGCTTTACGTACCTCATTTGCAGTCAACCCATCTTGAAAGCCTGCATTTATAATCCTACTTAGGTATAGATTTTTTTCTACCCCCAAACTATCTTTAGGAAAAAATGAAAAAAGTTCTGGGTAATTTTCTACATTTTTATGAAGACGTTTTCGATGCACCTCGGTTGCATCGTCAAACAATTTACCCCTATACGATTTTTTTAAATATTCTTTGGAAAAACTTTTTTGGGATGTTATATAATCATCTGTACCAAGTAATTGATTTATTAAAGATTGTGAAGGACTTTTATTATTTCTCAGAATATCTCCGGGTGCATCCCTATAATCCTTATCTGCGTAAGTATGAGGTGATCGAAAAGGCAAGTTTGTTTCATCCGCATCTAGTTTATAAAAGTCTATCATGTCTGCGTATTCAGGATTATCTTTTTTCTCACGTATAAATTCTAAAATATCGCTTTGATTTTCTTCACTTAGTACGTAAAGTTCTCCTTCTTTAAAGTGTGCGTTGTTAGGGCCTGCTCTTTGTATAGATGCCCTACCCCAACCAAGAGGAAACTTACCATAATGTTCAAACGACTCCCGAAAATGTCCAGATTTAGTTCCCTGCATTACTACGTTTTCAAATGGCTCAAGCATCCTACTTCCCACTGCTTCCGATTGTAATAAAACAGGAGAAAACTCAAAGTAATCTACTTCAGTATCACCAATGGGTGTTGGAATCCTTTGCGTATCTTTGTATTGTGTGGGGTGAAACATAACTTCGGAATCATCTGTTAAACGCAGTAGATCATCTACGTAAGCCGCTTGAAGGTTATCCTCCGTAGTACTCTTTCCTACAGGTACAGAAACTTTAAGAGGTTTTTCTGGAATTATGTATTCTTCTCCTTTTTCTAAAGATTTATACGTTTTGTTTAAAACTATTCTTTTCTTTAAATAATCTAATTCACCCTTACTTAGTTCTCCTGTCTTATTTAAAAGCTCTAAACCTTCAATAATATCTGCCCCTGTAGTACCTTCTTTTGGTATTGCATCTATTACTTGTCTAGCGGAACTAGCAAAAATAGTACTTATTTTGTTGGGGTCTACTTGACTATAATCAAGGTCTGTAGAACCTGTACTATAATCGAAAAATATATCATCCCCACCTTGATAAGGACTTCGCCCAGACTGTTGTTTTAGAAAACGTACATAATTTGCACCTAGTATGCTTTTCATTTCATCAGGAAGTCTGTCAGGGTTTCTGCTTATCGTTGTGTTTGGTCTAAACTGTTCTTTACTCATTTTAAGCATTATTTTTTCGAACTCTGCTAAACCGTGGTCAAAAACATCTTTGTTAATTTCTTGACCTTTTGATAAACCTACATTTAAGTAGTCAAGAGCTTCATCGGTAGAGTAAGAAGCGTCTTTAAAATGATCTTTTAGTCCCGGCATCCCTTTTTTATCGTGTAAAAACTGAAAAATTACTCGCATTTGTTTTGCGTATTCTTCGGGAGAAAGAGCAGTTTGTATAGTAGGTGGCAAAGTCATATGTGGAAGAATAGCATCTTGTTCCTGCCATAGCTTCATCTTTTTTCTACCTTTAGCCATAATAGTTTTAGCAACAGGGCCTAACGTTTTTGTAACAATGGGTGCGCCGGGAATTAAAGAGGCTATAGATACACCCCCCCATAGAAGGGCTTCCCCGTAATGACCTTTTTTCCACGCTAGTCGTGAATCTTCAGCTGCAGTTGCAGCTCCTACTTGCGTCATTTCAGAACCGAACACTAATGTTTCTGCCGTAGAGTATTTAAGAGGATCGGTTGAGTTATCTAGATACGCATCATATTGAACTTTTCGTAATATATTTTCATCTGCTTCAATACGTTCTTTAGCACGTAAATTCTCTTCGTATAACTCTTGTTCTTTTTGTCTTCCTAATTTACGCCCTTCTTCTGAATAACCTTTTAGCCAATCTTGTGAAAGAGGAGAAGACACGTTATCTCCCGTAGAAACATTTTTATTTGTTTCCATATCTTTGTAAAAGCTATAGTTTTCATAGAAACTAGGAAGGACCATTAACTTCTTCTCTTAATTTTAATAGTCTTCTCAAAGTGTGTATACTTCCTTGAAGACGATGTACATCTACTAACGTATGGGCTTGTTCAAGTGATCTTTGGGTTAGTCGTATGGTGTTCTCTATATGTTCTGTAAATGCGTCATACAATTTCTTGTCATTAACAAGAGGTTTTAAACTATTGGACATTTCCTGTAAATCCTTCTTCTTGCGGTAGTGGTGCTGTTCCAACACCTATTTGACTACCGCCACCGCCTGTTGTGTCCTGTACGTTTGCTCCTGCAGGAGGTGCAGGCTGTGCAGGTGGTGGTGAACCTTCTGGGGCAGGAACACCCTGACCTTCAGGAGGTGGTGGTGGAGGTGGGGCTTGAAACTTTTTCAATATCTCTGCTTGTATAGAAGCGTCTTGAAGACTGTTTGTTACTTTTTCAGGATCTAAATCCATAGCTTTTGCTATCTCACGAATAATGTAATCCATTTTAGCAAAAGGTGCAAGAGCAGGATTAGATGCAACTTGTAAGAATTGCATTAAGCGTTGGCTACGTACTTCGTTAGCCATTAAACTTTCCGTACCTTGAGCTTTAACTTCTAAATCTCCTCGTGTATCTGGATCAAAGTCAAATTGCATATTAAAACTGTAGAAAGCTTTACCAATAGGTGCGAGTAAGTAATCATCTACATTCTTTACAACGTTTCGTATTGATCCATTCGCTGCAGACATGAGCATAGAAATACCTGACGCTGTTCTTCCTACGCCCTGTACGCCTGTCTGTCCGTGAGCAAAACTTGGAAAACCTGTACTTTCGTCTGCAAGCACTCTAGCCTTATCAAACAGTTGCATGTTCTCGCCTGCTACGTTAGGAAACTTTGTGCCGAATATGGCTTGTCCCGGCGCACCGCCTTGTCTACGAAATACTTTTCCTGGATATACCGACAAGTCTTGACCGGGAACTAAGTTTGTTTCGTCTACCTCAATAATAAGGTTGCCACTCAATGCCGCATTGTCTATTGCCATTCGCATAAAGCCATTCATCAAAGTCTGTGTGTCGTCCATATTTTCAGCAATTCCAACGCCAAAGAAGCTGTAGGGATTAAGCTCATATGGTACGGCATAGTAAGGTATACGAGTTGGTTTAAACGGGTTGAGTACAAGCCGTAGTATTTCTCCATTACATATCCATATATTAACATTTAACTGATCCAATTCTTTAAGTTCAGAAGGTATATCCAAACCATGCGTTTCAAGCGTTTCAGCATCAACATACCCCCAAAATTCTAAGACTTCATATCTTTCCGTAAAAGAATGGGTAGTATAATCCGTCATATCGTCTTCCCAATACTTCTTAGTATAAGTTTCTCCTAACTCAATAGCAGTGTCTATAGAGTCTTGTCTAAAGAAAGGACGCATCTTTAACGCTCTCATCTGTACTTTAGATAACTTGTGTCTTTCTACAACGTATTCTGCCTCATCCATATTCTGTGCGTCAGGGTCAGGATAAAAGTTCCAGATAGAAACGTGGTTAGTACAGGGTACAGTTTTGATTAATGGGTCATACTCACCGTCCTCGTTCCAATTTGGATACTCTTTGTCCATAGCAAAAGGGCCTTTCATTATCCCTGTTCCAAACAAAGCCATCTCAAAAGAGGTACTACGTAATTGTTTAACTGCGCCTGACTCTTCTAGTTGATCGTGGATTTTCTTTTCCATCTTCTTTGCTGCAACCATAGCAGGATTAAACGTGACCGTAGATTGCGTAGTTCCAGACCCTTCGATTAACTTATCAGAAACAGGTTCTAGTTTGTCTTTTAAAGGACCTAGCCTATTCTGTAAATCAGCAATAGTTTCTCCCGGCTTTAGTTTACCGTCAGGCGTAAATAAGTAAGGACTAGGAGGTTCATCTCCTGCTGTATTGTTTTCATCACCCGTAGCATTAGGGTCTACATTAATGTGTACGGCATCTGCTACTCCATCTGGTAATCTTGTAGGATTGATTGTAAGGGGGAATGAGTTGTTGCCAAATAGTACGTCAATTATTTGACCATAAGCCGCAAGTGTTTTAGTTTTAGTAACCTTTATAAATACACGAGATTTTTCAGCTTCAGTAAACTGTACATCAGAGCCGTATATACCTCTGTAGTTTTTGTACGCTTTTGTCCAACGTGTTTCATCATTTTGTCGTGCATCTTCTGCTCTTTTAAATCTTTCGTGTACAAATGATGTTAGTGTAGCAGGCTCTCGTAGTGCTTCATCTCCGTCTTGTATAACGGAAACTTCATCTGTATCAAAGTTTAGTTCTTCTTCTGCCATGTTTAATATCCAAATTTAGGGTCAGACGCTTGAAAGCCTGACTTTTGTGTTGCAGGGTTAAAATCCCATAATGAACTTCTAGGTCTAGTCATTACACCATATCGCAAAGCGTCATACATATGGTCTAGTGCATTAGTGTCTACGTCTTCGGGATTCTTCTTGTCAAGCGGTATAGTAGGTATCTGACTAATGCACTCAATACAGTTATTAAAAAATACCAGTCTTGGTTCTTCCGTAAACTCATCTATTTGTAATCGTCTATGGATCTCATTCTTTCCTGCGACTCTAGAGCCTTTGCTTCTATCTGACGGTCTAAATCGGCAACCTCGTTGTACCATCTGTTCTGCCAGAGATGGGCCAGTATCGCCACGTTTATGCCAAAGGCTACTGTCCAACACGCCATACCGAATACCACCATCGTCTTTTTCTGCCTCTAGTATCATATCTGCTAAATCTACTGCTAATACTTTAGAAACGTGCAGCTCCCTGTATACTACAAGTTGCTCTGACGGAGATACAGCAAGCCAAACTACTGCTGAATAACTTCCGTATCCGTAGTCACAAGCTCTAAACTTAGTCCAACTATTAGGTATCTTATAGGGTTCAACTGTGTGTATCTGCCTGTTAAACTCTGGAAATGCTGCACCTTCTGCTACATCCCAATCACCCTCTAGTAACTGCTTTCTCTGTTGCTCTGGCAAAGACAAAAGCATCGCTTCGTAATCACCTGTGTCAGACAAGTAAGGGTTATCAAAAAGTCTAGCAGGAATAAACCTGCGTTTGAATAAGGGTTGCCCTTCTTTGCTGTGTCCTTTAGGAAACTCTATTGTTTTCCCTGTCTCTAGGTTCGTTGCCCAAAAAGCCTTGTTTGGTGGTGCAGGATCAATAAACGTCTTTTTTACCCATACATGCCCTGCGCCTCCGGGATTTGTTGTACCTCTCATGTACAAACCTAAATTAGGTGCTACACTTCTAAGTCGAGATCTCATATAATCCCAAGCATACGGTGTAGGCCATTGCGTCAATTCGTCAAAACCAATCCAATTAAACGCTTGTCCTTGATACCGCATTACGTCTAAGTCACGGTCTAGGTAGGACATCCACAGTCTGCCGCCTCTAGGTGAAGTCCACTGCGATTTACGTTCTGACCACTTAATACCGGGAATTGCTTTTGGAAACAACTCCTGCGATTTTTGTATTAACTCTCTTAATTCTTCTGTCGTGTGTCGAACAAGTAGACCACTAAAGTTGTGATCATTTAATCCTCGCAGAGGGTCAGCAAGCATTGCGAAACTCTTACCGCCCCCTGCTGCACCTCCGTATAGCACTTCCCTTTCAGATGATGCGAGGAAGTCTGTTTGAGGTCCGTCATTGGGTTTGAATACAACGTCTTGTGCTTGTTGTATATCAAACGGTTTAGCAATTACTTCAGCAGGAACAGTTTTAACAACATTAGGCTCTAACTCCTTCGGTGGAACTTCCTGTTGTTTCTTGTTCAAGCTTCTTAATCTCTTGGAGCGTCTTTTCAAGCCTTGAGGCAAGTTTGCGTTTAATTGTAGCTGCTTTCTTACGTTTTCGCTCAACTTGTATTCTTTTCTTTAGTCCAACATGCGAGATGTATCGCCCTGACTCTTTGCTTAACCAATTTGATACTTCTCTGTAGCTGTATTGTTGTAAGTGTTGTTTTGCTTTTTCTAGTAATTCTAACTCTAGGTCTATAGGAATTAAAAAATCGTCATCCGTTTCATCTACCTTATACCCGAAAGGTGTAGTTCTTGCAACTCTAGGTATCCTACTCCATTGTTTTAACTCAATGTCAGGTTTAGGTAAAGTCCAAAATCCTAAACTTTCGTTTTTAAGACTTTTTTGACTTTTTGTTAGTGCCATTATGTACCTTCTGTACAGCAAAGTTAGCTGCTAGAGATGCGCCTTTGTGCGCTTTGAACGCACCTGTGTGTTTCATAAGTTTGTATCCACCGTCTGATTGTTTCATCCAATGAAATCCTTTAGGGGCATTTACTTTCATTCGTTTGTTCCTTCTTTTGCAGGTAATACAAAAAGACCACCTGAAGACTCTACATTAACTTTTTCAGTTTTAGTAAAACCTGCTCTATCAAGTAAGTCTTTTGCGGCAATCATTTTTTCTTTTATACCAAGTTCTGTTGGATCAAGAAGTGCATTGCCCATAGCAACAGCAGCCCTAGGAGCAACTCTTGCCATATATTCGGTGGTAGCGGCATTTATCTCCTCCTTTAAGCCTTTTAATACATCACTTGTAGCTGTTCCATCAGAATAGCCTGCAAGTTTTTTAGCTGTAACAACATCACCTTTTGCTTCATCGAATAAGACGTTTAAAAAAGTTTGTTGTTTTTCTGTCAGTTGTTTCATGTTTTTCCCTTTTGTAATTTACCCAATGGCTATCCTCATAAAAGTTTTCACAATAAATACACGCCACCCGACTCTCTATTACTTGAGTCGAGTGTCCACAAATAGTGCAGACAGCGTTTTCCACGGGTTAGTGTTGGGTAAAGCTGTCCTACTTCTCTAAACATGTACAAGTGTCACTACACTTCCTATTTAATATGGCGCACCATAATCGTTTTAAATATCTTCTCATTTCTTTCCTCCATGAAAGACTTTATAACGTAACTCTCCCCTGCTTAATCCCATGTCTTTTAACAAATAGTCGGATAAATTGTTTAAAGTTACGTATGCGGCTCTGCGCTCTTGGTA